ACTAACTCATCAGAGCCAAAAGCTCTCATAACTCTACCACCATCAGCCATTTCTCCTACAGGTATTGTCTGATCATCGGCTGCTTCTACCATAGCATTTATTCTTATATTGTAATCAACATCAGATTCGTTAGCTTGTTGTGGATATAATCTTTTAAACTGTACATTTAATTGATCTCTTACTCTTGCTTTTCTAGCACCAAACTCTCGATTGGTCTCGCCCTCTTGTTGTTCCATACCAGATAATAAACCTGTAATCGCTCCACCAACTCCACCTATTTTTAGGGCATCTTTAAATGCTCCCATACCTTTAGCATCACCAGATAAATTTAAAGCTCCACCTATTGCACTTGGAATATTTGCTAAATTTGCAAAACGAGATAACCCTTGTCCCGTTGCAAATATACCTTGTCCACCTAAAAATTTTGCTCCACCTAAACCATAAGCCCCTGCAGCAAGAAGCGCTAGCTTACCTGCATCAGATTTAGCAAAGTCTTTAATACCTTTAGTTACACCTTTTACAGCTTTCTTAACTGATCTAACTATACTACCTAAACCGTATTGTGCTCTACCGCCATAGGCCATAGCTTTTTTATCAAATTCTTCTCTAGCTGCTTCAATTGCTTCTTGTTGATTGAAACCTCGTTCCATAAACTCTTCTACAAGTCTCATGAACTCTCTTTCATTCTCTTCCATAGAAGCCATTTTAGTAGGTGTTAAATCACCCTTTAATGTAATGTTGGGTGCCCCTGCTGTAAAATCTTTTGCTTGTTTAGTATCTGTTATTGCCATAATTTTGTCTAAATTTAATTTAAGGGCAGGCGTACTTATCCTGAAATATCACACTTTATTTGATTTTTTTAGTATCGTCAACCTGTTTTAAGTTGTCAAAAAACCTACCACAGAACTGATGCTCGCCTATGTGAGTTATGTAATCCATGATATATAAATACACTTTACCACCCATATCTGTCCATCTTTGACAAAAACCAAAATCTTCACCAAAATAACGTTTAGTTTCAGGGTCATGAATGGTGTCAAAAAAGTTGTAAAAATTTTCTTTTTTAACTTCTTTACCATTAATATTAGTAGGCTGATATATTTTAAGTTCAGGGTAATGTTTTATCATACTTTCTAACACAGTTCTTTTAATCAACATACAACCAGTTGGAGCATGTGTTGCTTCTACAATACCTAGTTTAGATTCAATATGATTCTGATCTTCTAGTTTTATAGGAAAAGTATACCCAGGTTTTTTTAATTGATCTGCGTTTTGAGCCTTATCTTTTTCTTGAAATATTTTATCCCAGTCTAATGACTTCATTGGATATGGACAGGCAATAACATCTTTGTCAGCTTTTAACATAGTTTCAATTGTACTAAAATTAAAATCAATATCAGAATCTATAAATAATAAATGTGTGTAACCATCCTCATGATTTAACATTTCAGCTACGCATAAGTTTCTACCTTGAGTAACTAAAGACGATTTCATCAAAGTAAAACTAACTAATATTTTTCTTAAAAAACAATCTTGTTGAAACTTTAATACCGCCTGAGTGTAATGCATTGAAGTATCACTATGACAAGGAGTGCATACCATAATCTTATGTGGTGATCTATCAGGTGGATCTGATAAGTCTATTACTTCTGTGCGTGTATTAGACTGATGAATTGTTTGATAAGTATCTTCGTTGAACCAAATAGGTTTATTAGGATTTTGCACTGATAACTCCTTTTAAAAACGTTGTCCACTGCATGGCTATTTTATTCCAGTTGTAATAAATATGTGCGTATCTAGATTGAGAATCTAAATGGTCATGTATTTGTTTTTGATCTAACGTATGTGATGCTTGTTCTATACCAAAGCCAAACTTCTGTGCAAGGGCTCTGTGATTAGAATCGTATGGTATGTACATTGGAAACTCTGCTCCTGTTTCATACAAAGCACCAAAGTCATTGACGATGCAATATAAACCTGCAGCCATACATTCAAGTAGTGATATACAAAATGTTTCTTCAAAGATACTGGGATACACATACATGTGATAATTTTTTAAATTATCTTTTATGTATTGATTAGGTCTGTAACCGAGATAATTAACATTAGGTAGTTTTTCTGCTTGTTCGTAAAGCTCTCTATACTCATGATCGTTTTGATCATAGAATTGTTTACCATAAACTTCTGTAGATGAATATACATCTAAAGTAACCAAAGGATTTTTTACCAATTGCATTGCACCTAACAATACAGACAAACCACGCCAAGGTGTGTTTTGATGTATTATCCTTATGGGTTGACCTTTTACATATGGTTTAGCTTGTTCTATTTTATCAATACCATTTTTAATAACCACACATCTATTAGTAGGTATATTAAAGTTGTATCTAAACTTTTCATACGTCCAGTGTGAGTTAAAAACATACCAGTCGTACTTGTTATGATTAGCAGGGTTTTGAAACCACGGAGCTAAATTAGGTTGATCGTAAGAATTTTTTTGCCAAAGTATATTTGGTTTTGTTGGATGCAAAGGTATTTTTTCTGGCACCGAAGTACAAATCTGTACTTGATCTAATAAATTTTTATCGACGTGTTTTTCTAAATACTCGAATTGTAGTTCTGTTCCACCCTTAGGGTTTTGATTTCGTATTATCATTCATCACTTTCTGGAAGACTTCTAAACCTTTATTAGTTACCTGCACAGTAACGTCTTGTACAATATCAGGTCCTTCTTTCTTCTCTTTATATGTTTCGCCAGTTTTTGTATTTCTATATGTTACTATAGTCGTACAATCTATCTTTGGTAAATTATCCGTTTTCATTCCTTCTATCTATTAAAGCATAACTTATCAGGCCTTGTATCTTACTACTACCTGTAGCTGCTTGCACAGTTATAGCATCTCCTGCTTCTAAATTCAAGCCTTGAGGTGAAGCGTTTACTTGCGACTTAGCTGCTACTTCATCTCTAAAAAATTCGTATTCCGTACTAGAATCTGATGAGTCAACAAAATTCATGTTTACCAAAATACCTGATGATGCATCATTGTTAGCACAATAAATACTTTTAACTATAATTGTTCCATCTGTAGGGCAAGTGAGCACAGTAGTTTTACCTGTGCCGGTTTGTTTAAAACCTTGATTTTTATAATTTATACTCATGATAAAAAGTAATTAAATGCGTCCTGTTCGTTTTTCAAGTCTTGTTGAAAAGAAAAGTTTAATTGATTCTGTAGTGTGGTTAAAGACTCAAGTATCTGTCTTTGATTTTCTACATCGTATTCTTGTTTTGGTTCAGGTATGTAGTTTGTTATCTTAGCCATTAACTTTGCATTATTTGTTGTAATAATTCTTGCTCTCTTTTTCTCTTTTCTTCTTCTTGATCAAGAGCTTCGTCAACATTTAAATTTGGATTAAGAAGTTTTTCTAAAAGAGTTCTATTATCTATTGCAGCGTCTGCCATCAACATGTTAGGATTTCCAAGATCAAGATTTGGAGGTAAAGGAACATTATCATCTCTAACAGTAGGAGGTGTGCTAGGGAACTCATCTGTTAAAACAGTTCCACCAAAATTAGGTGCAACATTAAAAAGATTTAAGTTATCAACTGTTTTATCTGCAGAGAAAGGTATACTTGTAATACCAGGAGATGTAGATTTAGTGCCTTCAAAAGCTAATTCAGGAAGATTACTAAAATCAAGATCTGGTCTTAGATCAGCTGCAGTATTTGGAGTAATACCCATTTGTGATTTTAAAGCAGCAAGTCTTTCATCTAAATTTGTTTCATCTAAAGATCTATTTTTATCTAAATATTTTTTTTGTATTGTATTTTCTAAAGTTTTTATACGGTTAAGATTAATTCTATCTTGTCTAGCTTGATCATATTCTTCTTGAGTTTCATATCCAGTAAGTCTTTTTCTTCTTTCTGGATCATTTAAAAAATTAGCACCTCCTATTGCAAGACCAAAAACAGGATTTAAAAAACTAAGTAAAACTTGTAACGGATTTTTTCTTGCATAATCTACGCCTTTTTTTAAAACAGTTTTCACAGGTGTTTTTTTCTTTTTAGTTACACCATCACCTCCGCTGCCTGAATCACCACTGCCTACAAAAGCAGGGCCTTTTAAACCTCCACCATATCCTATAGGATCCACGGCTCTTATTTGTGCAGCCGTAAGACCTGGTTTCCCTCCCATCTGATCCATTCTTCCTGATCTCTTCATGGTGTCACCGCCAAATCTGTATTTTATTCTTTTATCTATCATTATCTTCTACCATCTGGTTGTGCGTCTAATCTTAGTGTGCCATATCTCCAGGTTTCACCTGTACCGTCGTTTTCTATCTTGACAGATACAAGTCTTCCTCTGGCTCGAGTATCTACCTTATCAGTTGTTGACGTAACTGTAAAGGGTCCAAGTGG